GCCCGGCACGCTGTCACTGTGACGCAGGAGATACTGGCATGCTGGACTGGCTCAACGAGCAGGTTCCCGATGCTGATACGCCAGAGTTCAGAAAGGAGGACTGGAGGTATGACCGCTAAGAAATACTTACAGCGCTTCCGTGAGCTCGCCTGGCAGATCGACGCGATGGACGCCCAGGTGGCCCGGATGAAGACCGAGTACAATCCTTTGCCGAGCCCCCGTCTTGACGCGGACAGGGTACAGACCAGCCCTACAGTACGCTGCGACGCTGACGAGTGGATCGCACTGCAGCAGGACATACTCCGGAAAAAACTGGATCTGGAAAGGCTTAGGGCAGAAATTATTGCGGATATTGGAGCACTTCATGACCTCCGACTTCAGAGGATCCTCGGCATGCGGTACTTGGATGGCCAGAGCCTGGAGTCCATCGCATACCATACAGGCTACACATACGATTACGCACGAGAGCTCCACGGGATCGCACTGAAACGTTTTGGTGAGCTTCACAGGGATAAGATCGATTCAGTCTTAGACTAATACCATTTTTCAGCACAACTTTTTACGTCTGCCATCCTGAGATTTTTTGGCAGGCGTATCTTTATGCTTTCTTATACGGCGCATTTTTCAGCACAACTTTTTTCGATTTTTTGAATTTCCCCACATTTTCCCACAGACTTTTCATACCAGAGTGGTATACTGATATCGTGATAAAGGGCCTGGAGGGATCCCGCTCCCGTTGAACGGCACGTATCACACCTCGTTCTTCTCATGGTTTTCTCCCATGCAGTCGGGGGTGAGGCACATATGAGGCCCGCCTCCGATCTGCTGGAGAGCCAGTCAGAGAACACACGATTTTGCATGATTTTTCTCCTTTTTTTTCGTTCCTCCTTTCTGTTGGGTGGCAGGCGTGCATGGCCTGCTGCCCGTTTTTAATGAGGGGGCGTTTATATAAATAAAATAATTGATTGGAGGTGGCCAGGATGGCAAAAGCAAAGACCTCTGCGATCGGCCGCCCGCCGAAGTATAAGGATGTGGCTGAGATCGAGGCAAAGATTGCAGCCTATTTTGAGTGGTGCGAAGGTACGCAGCTGTACGACAAGGATGGAAACCCCATCGTGGACAAATGGGGCAAGGCGGTGAGGGTGAACGAACATCCGCCTACAGTAACCGGGCTGGCTCTGGCATTAGGCTTTTGTACCCGTGAGGCACTGCTTGGATACCAAGGAAAAAAAGATTTTGCCGCCACGATTACGCGCGCGAAGAGCCTTATAGAGCGCTATACCGAAGAGCGCCTTTTTGATCGAGACGGTGTGAACGGTGCCCGCTTCTCCCTCATCAACAATTTTAGAAGGTGGTCCGAACATCCTGAGCCCGAGCAGTCCCAGACAGACGACAGCACAGTTCAGATCTACATGCCCGATAATGAAAGAGATAAAAAATGACAGCAGCAGAAAAGCTCATAAGTGCTGGCTATGAAGATGTAATTATCCTGGAGGACTATTCCTACGATTCAACATTGGTCGGAGTAAGCGAAGATGGCAGGGCCATATACGACTACGACATCACGCTTCATATGCAGGTGATAAAGGGCCCGATAATCATTCATACGAGCGTATATGAATCAGACGAAGATTAAAGAGGGGGTGATCAGATGCCAGTGTTGAAACCGCAGCCCGGGCCGCAGGAAGCATTCATGCAGAGCTCGGCAGATATCGTTATCTACGGTGGAGCCGCTGGTGGCTGATCGGCGGGAAGACATTTGCCTTGCTGCTGGAAGCCCTCAGACATAAAGACACTAAAGGTTTTGGTGCCGTCATCTTTCGTAGAGATTACAACCAAATCACTGCTGAAGGTGGTTTGTGGGATGCATCACAAAAGATGTATTCCGGAATACCTGGAGCAAAGCCTGTAAAAAGCCCCAAGCTGCATTGGTCTTTCGGACGTGGAAAAGGCAAAATCAATTTCGCACATCTGAAACGAGACGAAAATCTGCGTAGCTGGCAGGGTACAGAAATCTGTTTACTGGCTTTTGATGAACTTACCCACTTCAGTAGGAAGCAGTTTCTATACATGTTATCCAGAAACCGTTCTACATGTGGAATTCATCCATATGTCAGAGCAACATGTAACCCGGATGCAGATTCATGGGTAGCAGACCTTATAGCATGGTGGATCAATCAGGACACAGGTTATGCGATTCCTGAACGGTCCGGGAAAATCCGGTATATGACTGTCCTCAATGATCAGATTTACATGGAGGACACCAAGGAAGCGCTGGTAGACAAAACCGGAGTGGAACCGGATGAATGCAAGAGCATCACTTTTATCAGTGCCAAGCTATCGGATAACAAAGTGTTGATGGAAACCGACCCCGGCTATTTGGCCAACCTGAAGGCCATGCTGGAAGTGGACCGGGAACGGCTGCTGAACGGCAACTGGAAAATCAAACCGGCGGCCGGGATGTTCTTCAAGAGATCTCAGGTTCAGATCCTGGACAGCGTTCCGGATGATGTGTACACATGGGCCCGCGGCTGGGACCTGGCAGCGACACCGGATGACGCGGACGGGGACCCGGACTTCACAGCCGGGGTGCTGATCGGAAAGCGCCGGTGCGGCCGGTACGTGGTGGCCGATGTGATCCACTTCAGATCCGCTGCGGCGGAGGTGCGGACGACGCTGCAGAACACCTGCCGCGTGGACCGTGCGGCGCATGGCCCGGTTACAGAGCACCTTCCACAGGATCCGGGACAGGCCGGCAAAGCCCAGGCGGCTTCTTTTCTTCAGCTCCTGGCCGGGTACATCATCAGCATCAAGCCTGAGAGCGGTTCGAAGCTGACGCGGGCAGAGCCCTTCGCCGTACAATGGCAGCACGGCAATGTCGATATCGTAGCAGCGCCCTGGAACGAAAAATATCTATCAGAGCTGGAGAGTTTTCCGGAATCAAAACACGACGACATGGTGGATGCAAGCAGCAGCGCCTTTTATGAGCTGGAAGCACGGACCCCGGCAAAGCCGCCGAGGAGTATCACACAAGAAAGCTATTGGAGAGGACGGTGAGAGAATGCCGAAAATGAAAGAAATTGGACGCGTCGGACAGAAGCGTTACAGTGGGGTATTCGAAGAAGAGTTCCTCCCAGAGCTCAGAGGCCCAAAGGGCGTTGAAACATATAAAGAACTTGCGGAAAATGACGATGTGATCGGCGCTCTGCTTTTTGCTATTGAGATGCTCATACGTCAAGCCACCTGGGACGTAGAGCCCGGAGGCGAAACCGCACAGGATAAAGAGGCTTCAGAGTTCGTCCGGTCTTGTATGGATGACATGCAGGACACCTGGACAGACACACTATCTGAGATCCTTAGTTTTCTTACGTATGGTTGGTCCTATCACGAGATCGTATACAAACGACGGATGGGTAAGACCAGAGACGAAAGAACACGCAGCAAGTACAGTGATGGCCTGATTGGATGGGCCAAATTACCAATAAGAGCTCAGGAAACGCTTTACCAGTGGGAATATGATGACCAGGACAACCTGTTGGGCATGACACAGCTGCCTCCTCCGGATTATCGCCTATGCACGATTCCAATTGAAAAGGCCCTGCTGTTTAGGACTAAATCACGTAAAGGGAATCCTGAAGGAAAATCCATACTGAGGAACTGCTACAGGGACTACTACTTCAAGAGGCGCATTCAGGAATATGAGGGTATAGGCGTAGAAAGAGACCTTGCCGGTATCCCCGTGATCATTGCTCCTGAGCATACAGACATCTGGTCCGATACTCCGGATGCCCGGGCAACGCTGGGATCTCTGGAGGATATGGTCAGGAAAATCCGCGTTGATGAAATGGCAGGGGTGGTTCTTCCGTATGGGTATGAATTCAAATTGTTAAGCTCCTCAGGAACAAAGCAGTTTGACACCAACGAAATCATCAACAGATATGATACCCGTATGGCAATGACCGTTTTAGCAGACTTTATTTTCCTTGGACAGCAGTCCGTTGGATCATTTGCACTGTCCTCTGATAAAACAGAGCTGTTTGCAACTGCTATTGGTGCATACCTGGATATCATTTGTGAGGTCTTTAATAATCAGGCCATTCCCCGGTTAATCCAATTAAACGGAGAACACTTCAGCAAAATTACTGATTATCCCAGAATGGTTCATGGCGATATAGAACAGGTAGATATCAGCAAAATCAGCACATATATCAAAGATCTGTCCGGAATCGGTGCCATCATTCCTGATGAACCTCTTGAAGATTACCTCAGAGAAGCTGCAGGTTTACCTCAGAGGGATCCTGGAACAGCATATGAGATGCCTCAAAAGGATGTACCAAAAAATCCTGATGAACAGGACCAGACAGAAGATAAAAAAGTTCTGCCAGAAACCACAGACGACATAGAAAACGATATTGAGGGGGGTTGAGGATGATGTTTAAATCCACGCCCCCTAAAATTCGCTTTTCTAAGCGCAGGCATACGAAAACAGCACAGGAAATCTTGGACATGCTGAAAAAGTTCCTGGAGGAGGAATCCTCTGAACCGGTTGAATACCTGTGTGGCGTCTGGGAACAACAGAAGCGCGGGGTGACCTACGCAGAGCTCCGGCGGGCTGTGAAAGCCGGGGCCATTGATACAAAGTGGCTGCGGCAGTGGTCCGAAGACTACAACCGCGTGGTGGTTGAGAAGCTGGAACCGGTGTGGCGAAAAGCCCTGGTAAGCGGCGCCTCCTCCAACCCTCTCCTGCGAGGCAGCAGGCTGTCGTGGGATTCGCAATCGCAGCGGATCACGGAATGGGTGCTGGAACGCGGCGGGATCTTCGCTGAAGGATGCACAAAAGGCCAGCGCGAGGCCATCCAAGCCCTCCTGGAATACCAGCTGACAGAACAGCTTCCTATCGACCACTTCTGCCAGGCGGTCATGCCCTGTATCGGGTTGACACAGAGGCAGGCCAAGTCCACCATGATCCTTTATAACAGGACGAAAAAAGACCTGATCAAGGACGGACTGAAAACCGAGGCAGCACATAAAAAGGCACTGTCCATTGCACAGAAGTACGCAGAACAGCAGCACCAGAGACGGGCACTGACCATAGCGCAAACCGAAATGGCAGCAGCCTGGAACTACGGAGCAGAAGAGGCCGTAAAGCAGGCTCAGGAGCAGAGGCTCATAGGCCACGTGGTACGGCGCTGGTGTACGTCCGGTGATGACCGGGTATGCGAGACCTGCGCAGCACTGGACGGAACAGAGGTGGAAATGGACAGCCGCTTCAATGCGACCACGAAAACCGGCAGCATCTTATCCGTTGAGTATCCGCCGTTACA